TTGATGTAAGTTTAGATAGCTCTCTGACTATCATGGAATAACTTTCAGCGTTAGCCAGACCTCTGTATATCATTGTGGTAAACTTATCCACGTCCTCGGCATAAATGCTGGGAAAGCGTTCCCTGTTATGACATCTTAGTTCGCTAAGCTTATCGGTATCCAATTCTGAGTCCTCATCTTCGGCCATATCGTCAGTGCAAATCTCTAAGTCCTCGGTCAAGTAATCCTTGCTTTGCTTGCCTAAAAATCTTATCATTTCATGATGGACGACTGTGGTTAGAAATGTATGCAGATTTCCCTTTTTAGGATTATACGACTTGCATGCATACTGAATACGAGATGCAGATTCCTGAAACATATCGTCACGGTATGTAGAATCGTATCCAGATATGATGACCTCTATAAGACTAGTTGACATTTCTATTATCTTAGCCATCAGTTCCGGTTTTCCGGTTCTTTGCCATTCTATAACCAATTCAGTGACCTGATCATTTTCGAATATCATAAGCTGTGCAATAGTGGCAACAACCACGATGTGACTATGTCAATTGTAAACATCGCAGTGCGTTAGCATTGTGTATCTCCTTTCCACAATCAATACAATATCTGTGTATTACTACCTTATTAAGTTTATTGTATGCAACCTTACAATTATGACAACGTATGGCTCTAAACGTTATTATTTTGTCACAATCTGTGCAGCGATATACCATAATAGTACTACCCGTACATTATTCTACAATATTCGGCAAGACACAAACTGTCTGCCATTCCGCTGTGTGCTTTCTTGGATCGTGGCGTTGCCAGCAATGAGACGCTAGGGAAAATTCTAGAGCAATAGTCAATAGCTGATTGTTTGTCCTTAAGCGTACCAGCTAATATTACTTTCTTCCACTGTTGCGGAGAAACTAAATATCTTGGAATGCCTAAGGTGGCAAGCACGCCATGGACTGCTCCGGTCACAAAGCCAAACTTGAACATGGAGGTCACTCCCTGCCCAGGCATGGCATGAACGTTCTCGACGACCGCAATGGTTGGATCCTTGCTGGACAGTAATTCTGCTAAAGCAGTCAAGTCTAAATCCTTACCGGCTATCGGCATAGGACGGACTTTTACCATCTGCAAGAATGGATCATCCTCAACTAAGATGATTGCTATGCCACCAGTCAATCCCGGATCAATGCCGCAAAATCTGCGAAGTGTCATACAGGACTCCTACGCCCACACACGGTGGGCATGCGTATGATATCTGCCTTAAGTTGTGGAGCACTGAGCGTCGTCAGTGCGTTTGGCAGTTCCAGCAAGGATACGAAAGCATTAGCCAGCAGCCACTTCTTGACAGCTTGCTTGCTTACTGGACGATAATTGGCGATTTCATTGACGATAGCCTGACGGCTTCCCGTTCGGTCTGCATATAGCGCCATCGTGAAGACGTTCTTTACTAATCTATCCCATCCGAACTCTATGATTGCGGACGCAGTTTTCTCACGGATATCGCCTATAGGACTTTTGCCGTTGGCAGCGTTGTAGATACCTGATAGGTCTTTGAAGGCCTCGAATAATTTGGTAGCAGTTGCCGGCCCAATTCCCATCACTCCAGGAATGTTGTCTGAGCTATCACCTTGGATAGCTCTCCAGTCCACGTACCTGTCTAGCTTGGTGCCCGTAACTTCCTCAAAGTTGGATACGGTTACGACCTTATCTTTAGCCGGCACGAACACGCTTGTCGTGGCATTGACAGCCTGTAGGAGATCCGCATCTCCAGTAACAATCAAATTATTGCCATCCAATATCCTACTGGCTTGGTACAGCAAATCATCAGCTTCAGTCATGGACTTTCGTACGCTTACAATTCCTGCAATATTGAAGAAATTGGATAGCTCGTTAAGCTGCCTTAGGAAGTCCTCATACTCCTCAGCATCTCCATGATCTCTGCCTGTTTTATACGATGGAACAGCCACGCAACGAAACTGCGGAACCCCACCATCGTACATAACAAGCACGCTTGTTGGCTTGAATCGCTTGATAAGTGATTCGATATTCTTTATAAAGCCATAGGTCACGCTTACATCTATGCCATGGTTATCAAGGTGAAAGACGTGCCTACACCTGTGAGCCATGTGGTTGCCGTCCACCAATAGGTTCAGCATTATTCGTCCTCCACTACTGCAACTCCCATGTCAGGCTGATAGTCCATCATGTAATTGGCTATGGCCTCGTAATTCTTGTCGAAAATGCCAGGCCATTCCTTCTTGGTACAGGTTATGGCTAAATCACCAATTGATAGGCTATAGGTAGGTCCCTTATGAGTCATCAACTCATTATCGATAAGGTACTGAAAGGCACTCATGGCATCATCAATGCCTGAACCAAAATGTATCGGTAAAGTAGCTTCCCTAAAGGGAATAGCCACCTTATTCTTGGTAACGATTGCCTTGGTATTCATGCCTATCTTACGCTTCTTCTTATTGGCACGCTCAACCACGATACTGGACGTCAGTTTCAGTTCCACACGGACTGATGAGTAGAACGATAAGGCTTTGCCACCGAACGTTGCAACATCGTCGCCACCGAAAACCATACCAATCTTCTCACGAGTTTGGTTCAGTACCAACATGCAAACTCGTTTCTTAGATATGACGCGACAAAATTTTCGAAAACCTTGTGATATGATGGCAGCATGACGGCCGTAAAAACTTTTTCCAGCCTCTGCTTCCATTTCCTGTTTAGCTGACGTTGCAGCCACACTATCCCATATCAGCAATAATATAGAGTCCTTATCAGCTTTCTCCTTAGCCTCAACCATATCATCGCAGAATTCGAATACCTGTTCGCAAGTATCAGGACTGACATAGATAAGGTTATCAATATCGACGCCTAGCACTTTCATAAGTTCCTGTGACACGGCTGTTTCTGTATCAATATAGCCAACTGTTATCCCCTGAGATTGAGCTAAGGCTGCTACTTGGGCAGCAATCAAACTCTTACCTGAGGAGTTCTCTCCATACATCTCAGTCACACGTCCGATGGGCAAACCGCCACCCATCACAGCGTCCAAAGCCACACATCCTGTGCTAAGCCACTCTGTTACATTGCATGGGGAACCTTCAGCCGACAATAAATCTACATCAATATGCTTCTTGGCTTTAAGTTCCTTAAGGATTTCAGACGTTTTACTCATTAATTATCCTTCATACACTGCCAGTTCAACTGGCTCGGTGCAATATTCTTTATGAAACGTATGAATGTAACAATATCTGGTTGCGTAGTGCTCTGTGTACCTCGAGTCATCAAGCAGCTTGCCGCATCCGCAATCGCAGTAATGTACTTCTCCGTTGGCTCTTTCTTCCCTGAAGCGAGGAGTTGCCTTTATGATTTGAATGCCTTCTTCCTTACGCTTCCAATACTGCTTCCTGCCATGCTCACGCTTGTAAACCAGTCTGTAAGCATCACGTGCCTTGCGTTCCTCATCAGTAAGCTTTCTGCTCATCACTCCCTCCTACGGCATAGGTATAGCACGTGCAAACGATCTATATGCCATAAGCAACCTACCTAGCCAATTCTCTCCAACTCCATCACACTTTCCCCAAAACGTATCATGCCACATATTACCTTCGACCAATTCTTGATTGCCAGTTGCTACAAGTTTCGCTCTAAGATCACGATTCTGATCAAATTTCATGCTAATGACCATTCTCATGTGATCAACTTTAGTTCTTTGCCAATCCTCTTGGCATGCAAAGCGTCTGCCAAGACGTTTAGCTTCTCCAGGTGTATATGCTTGACGAATGCGTTCAGAGTCTTCATAGGTAGCACATTTTAGCGATTGATACAAATGTTCTGCCGTAGGATATATGGCACCGGCATATATAATTGGTGATGGGTAAAAGTTTGATAAGAATCTGTACTCGCCTTGAAATTCAGCTATCATTCTCGTCTCCGTAACTTCCTTACAGGCTCTTCAGTCTCAGACTTCGGTGGCTCGTAATCAACTTCTTCCGACATCATGGACTCCGCTAATGATACTAAACTTGCCTCTTCAGATTCAGAAACGTCCAGCACCTGTTCGAAGTAAACTTTCAGCAATTCCATTGGCGTCATGCCGGGATGAAAGTCATCTTTGGATACACGTAGCATTGAATCGCTTCTTGCATCTATATGACACGATGAAATTGTGTATGCTCCTGCTGCCATGACTGCTTCTTGGATGGCTTCCACGTCTAGCTTGAAACGCAGTTCAGCCGGCATCTTAACAAGGATACGTACTACCGCATCTTTAAGCGTACGCTGCTTGATTAAATCAAGCATAATCTTAGTAGGATCACCTTTAAGGATATTCTTGGATAGCGTAACGTAAGGACGTGCATCTAACTGCACGAACTCCCACGTAGCCGGATATCCAGCGTCAGTAATCACACCATAAATGAAGCCTTTGTCCTCATGTTCTTCGTTGAATGAGACACGTTCGATGCTACCTGCATAAACTACAGGAGGATCTGCATTAAGCTCCTGAAATTTGTGTATGTGCCCCAAGGCCACGTAGCTCCAACACGGATCCACAAGGTCCTCCAGATTCACAGTCGCATCGCTAAACATATTCATCGAACTTTCGGCACCACTGGTCGCCCCATTCACTGTAAAGTGTCCTAGCAGGACGTTTGGTACATCCTCAGACGTCTGCTCAACCATAGCCTTGATAATACCGGACATCTTAGCACGTATCAGTTCCTGTGTCTTTTCAACTGGACGATTGCGGATATCATCGCCAAGGATTTGACGAGTGGGATAGGGAAGCGTGCCGACGGTCAGCATTCCGGACTTTGTTTGTATGTCCAAAAGCTCATAAGCGTTTCCCACATGAATATTTGGTACAGCCAGCGTGTTATAAACTTCTACCGACGATGGCTTATCCATACGACTGATGTCGTGATTTCCTACCAACATGACAACCGGACATATGGCAGCAAGCCTTGTCAAACGCTTGCTTGCTTCATTTAGGATTTGGGGAGTGGGCGAATTAGTGTGAAATAAGTCACCGGTAAAGAAGGCGACGTCGACTGCTTCCTGCTCAGCGAAATCGATGATTGCGTCAAAGGAGTCCAAATAATCAAGAACACGACCGTTGATCCTAGTAACTGTGTCTATAGGTCCCACACTATCCATTCCAAAGTGACAGTCGCTAAAATGGATGAACTTTATCATAGTACTTCCAAATGTTTATCTATACGTTTAACCATCACATCGAAATATGCAGCATCTTTCTCAATCAATATGGCACTTCTTCCTGTATTAATAGCAGCTATACCTGTCGTGCCACTGCCAGCTGCAATATCCAATACTACATCACATGGATTAGTATATGTACGTATAAGATACTCATATAATGCTACATTCTTCTGTGTAGGATGAAGTTTAGACGTATTGCGAGTCATGCTGAGTATAGTTCTAGGATAATTAGTAAATTCTTGTATATTGGAAGTTCCGGCACTTCCGTAATTACTGCCATTTCCTCCTCGACGTACGAGTTTGTTATAAGGTTGTATGTCTTGCGGATTATATACTGCAGTATGTGCATAAAATACAACTATATTTTCGTGCTGCAGCATGGGTCTGTTGTGAGCATTTAAATGTCCGGTAGCTGTAATCTTATTCCATATCCACTCGTATTTGAAATCTTTTAGATTACTCATTACTAACATACTAGTAAATGGCTGACTACACGTAGTAACAAATGATCCATTAGCTTTTAATAATCGTTTTACTTGTAACCACATTGGCTCAAATGGAATTATAGTATCCCACACATTTTGTGTAGTGCCATAAGGCAAATCTGTTATAACTGCATCAACGCTGTGTTCTGTAAGTGTTGACATAATATCCAGACAATCGCCTAATAACATAGTTATTTCGCAAGACATAATTGTTTCCTTAAAAGCTGGGAGGCTGGAGGATCAGCCCAGCCTCCCATTCCCAGGAGGATAATTGTTACCGTCTGGTTGACCGACGTGCGAGCCGGGAAGCTACCTCACGTTTGGCAGGTGCAACTTCCTCTTCAGGATCGTCCTCAACGACTTCTTCTTTGGCTTTGCGTGCCACAGGAGCAGGAGTCGCTGCCTTGCGTGCCGGAGTGCGAACTGGCTCTTCGTCAGGATCTTCTTCCGTAGTTTCAGCCGTATTATCGTCCTCGCCCATCAGGTCGCCGTCCAGTTCCATTTCTCGGCTGATGCGGTCGTAAGGCATAACCCACACAGCATGTTCGCCAGCCAGTTCCTTGTCTTCTTCCGGATCATCAGATACTTCTACGTACGACAGGTCTTTGGCTTTAGCCATCCATTCCAAGATAAGGTTTGGATCCTCTGATACAGGACTGCTCTTGCGACGAGGAGTCACGCTATATTCAGTCTCAAAGCCTGTGCCAGAGCGTTCAACCGTAATGTCCAGGCCATCGGCCAGGTCAGTGATATCGCCATAGTCCGGATCGGAGATGATTGACTGAATGGCAGTGAAAATCTTGACGCCAGGAGTGAAGATCTTGGGACCAGCCTTGTCATCGCCACGCACGATGATGTTCATCCAGAAGGCTTTCCGCAAGCCTAACTCTTTGGCAAGTGCCTTGGAAGCCTTATCGCCTTTCCACAGGTCGCCGGTCAGGTCGCACACAGGGCAGTCCAACTGTCCTTCAGACGTGAATTTCGGGCAGTAGCAGTGCTTCTTGCCGTCAGGAGGGAAGGAGTGCTTGCCGACAGGTTGGAAGAAGTATTCCATTTCGCCATGAGGCTCTACCACGAACTCTGTATCCTTGCCGGTCTCCGGATCAACCATCACAAAGGACAGTTCTTCCTTGCCAATCTCAGGCAAGATGCGAATGATGGATTTGCCCTCTTTTGGGCTCCAGAAGCCAGCGCCACCGCCACCCAGATCGACATTCTTCAGCTTGGCTTGCATCTTGGCAAGTCGTTCGGCACGAGACATTTTGGTTGGTACAACAGGTTTAGGCATTTCAATTTCCTTTCAAGCAATTAAGTAAGTTAGTAAGGTAGCGACTGAGTTGGTAAGTAACTCAAGCAAATAGTTGCAGAGAGCAGGCTAATTGGCTGTAGGATAAAAATTCTCCAACACAAGGAGTTAAGCTGGTGAACAGTGCCTCGCTCAGAATGCCTGTAGTTTTCACCGACCTACGGTTGAGACTCTCTGCACGTGATGCCGAACGCATCGGATCACGCAAGGCTAATCCAAGACGAGGGAGACGTCCTGGATTAGCCATGCCTGACACGATACTATAAGCAATCATTTATGCTTCCTCTCATATAACCAGGTTAGCAACAACGCAATTCCTAAAACTGCTGAACCAAAGAATAATACTGACATTTCTCACCTTTAGGAAGGCAACCTCAGCTATAGAACCTATATCTAGAACTTTTACTGCGATTGCCTTCCTACCATACTAAACTTGCAACCAAAATTTTTAACGTGCCAATTTCCGTGCCTTGCGCTCTGACATGACAGTCTTGACATTCTCGACTGCATCGGTCAACTGCTTCTCATTCGTATGCATCGCTGTCTGATCATATTCATGACGTTTCCATGCACCTAAGGACACAAGCATCGAGGCACGTTGATCCAAGGCAGCCACAATGGATTTCAGCAGTTTGAAGTCATAACGTGTGAGCAATTCTACCTCACATTTCTTGATATGCTTCTCATCCGACATGATGGTAGCACGGATGGTTGCCTCTGTAAATTTCTGCCCAGTCTTGGCGTATTCATCCCGATAGTTCAGGTCAGCGCCAGCTTCATCAACTTCCTTGTTAAACGATGCCTTGCTGGCAACGTCTTCAGCCATGGTAGCAATCACAGTGAAGAAGCCATATATGCTGGCCTGTTGTGCCATCTCTTTTGATAAATCGTTCTCATCTATGGCAAAGAGTTCTAGGATATCAAAATCCTTGTACCCACCTCCTGCCATGCGCAGCCGTACTGTCGTACCTTCAATTGACTTTACTATACTGTCGGTCATATTGTTCCCTCCATAATTCTAGTGAAATTTCGTTGCCGTAGTGTGTACCTACATCCACCTCTGCCATGAGCGGTGACTTAAGCCATGAGAAGTCTATCCGTGGCATGTAAATCTTGGCATAGGAAGCCACGTTTGTCATTACATCACAGCACAAGTCTGCAAATGGCACAATCTCATAGCGAGGACAGTCGCCTAATAGCGAGTCATGAACGGTATTGACAAGCATGCTTGCCATCGAGCGTTCCTGCATCTTCTTATCAAGGATGACTCCGGCTATCAGCAATATCTCGCTGGCACCCGATTGCACTGGCATGTTTACAGCCACACGTCTATCCTTGTTACGCTTGCCTTGATCAGACTTGCTGTTGATGTAAGGTAAGTGTTCCCTGCGACCGAATGGACTTTCTATGTAACCATGATCCTCAGCAAACTCCTGAGTCCATTCCCGATACTCAAGCACCTCAGGAAAGCTGTCGTAGTAAATCTTGATTGTATCCTCAGCATCATCTAAGTCCACGTCATATAGTCTGTGTAGCGTATAGGCATCCCCTCCATAAAGCAATGTCCAGTTCGTCCATTTATAGCGATAGCGAGTAGGCTTATCAACCTGCTCGAGGATCTTACTTACTTCCTTAGTATTCTCAGCAGCATGAGCCACGTCATTCTTGGTAAGGTAGTGAAGGCTCAAGGCAGCAACCATTTTGTGGAAGTCTAGGCCCGACTTGTGAATATCAATCATAAGCTGACAGTTAGCCAGCGATGCGAACACACGCAACTCCATACCTGAATAGTCAGCAGCTACCAAAGCTCCGGTATCGAAATCGTCGTCATTGCCGGCTCGATCCCACCAATCTGAATGCGTAAATATGTTCTTGATTGGCAGCGTCTCAAGAATGGTTCCCGGCTCCTTTTCAGGAGTAGGAATGTTTTGAGCGTTAAAAGGTTGTGATGATGATAGTCTACCAGTACGTGTACCATGCTGATTATAGGTTGGATGAACACGACCGTCGTTTGATTCCCACTCGCCATTAGCAGCAGGATTTAGGTACGTGCTCAACATCTTGTTCATCATCTTGTACATGCGAATGTGACCCAAGATGGGATAATCAGGCTCATATTTTCTGTAAGCCTTGCCTGAGGTAGTAGGCTTGCCAGTCTTCTTAGACGTGCCAACCACCGGCATCTTATAGTAATCAAAATACAACTCGGATAATTGCATGAAGCTGTTAGGATTGAACTTGAAGACGTTCTTCTTAACAGCACGCTTGCTCTTAGAAGCCTTAGCCTTGTAAGCACCATCCAAAACTGTTTGCTTCTTGGCAGTTATCTTCTGCACGTGCTTGTCGTCAAGAATTGCTTCGTATTCCTCGCCTTGAAGCATCTTGTATATGCAAGAATACCTCTTAGCCACGTACCTATCAACCAACAGGCCATTGCTTTGGATCGTGCACAGCATGTTGCTTGTTGGAATGATTACATCTTCGTACAGAATCTTCTGCTTATCTGAAAGCTGCGGAAGGAACAGGTCATTGATTAGCCAGGTGGCTTTAGCATCCAAACCACCATACTTCAGAAGCTTGTCAAGAGGGATAAATGCATAGCTGCCACCACGCTCAGGATCAGCCTCGGGATGCCCACGCTTGTAATCTTCGATCTCCCGGTCATAATCATACATGTTCAGATTGACGGCAGCCAGATGCTTCAAGCCATGAATGCCTTTCATGCTATTCAGAAGATGGCTTATCAACATGGTGTCGCCACCAATCTTGAACTGCGTTCCTAGCAGTCCGTTGGTGAACATGATGTCAAACTTAGTGTTGTGACCTATCAGCTTGTTATCGCCTGAGGAGTGCTGTCCCAGCACAGTCTTGATTGTTTCCATCACCAAGGCATACTCTTCGTCAGTCCACCACGACTCAGGATGATCTAAAGGCAGCGACCAGCAGCGTTCCTTGATGGCAAAGGATATTGATAAGATTGCAGATATGTCCTTGAACGGATCAAGCGATGACGTCTCGATGTCCACCACGATTTCAGGCTCTTTACGCAACGTGTTAGCCATAAGCAGCACGTCATCAGTCGTTTCAGGAAAATTGTATTCCCAAGCATCCTTCTCTTCCGCATCATCCAAAGCCATGACCATAGCCTGAAGCCATTCGTCTGTCTTACTAGCGTCCCTGAGGATATAAGCTGGATGATACAAAGGCACGTACTTGATGCCATCCCTATTGATGACAGATCCGTTCCAGTTGGATATGCCTGACTCGCCAAGAATGCCATTAAGAGGACTGTTTCCCATCAGCATCACGATACGAGGCTGATAGTAATCAATATCGTCGACAGCAAACTGACGGCAAGCCATGATGGCTTTCTTGGATACGACGTTATCAGGAGGACGGCAGCGTACCACGTTCGTAAAGGCAACAGTGCTAATATCCACCTCGGCTGCGTCGAGTACTTCCCTTAGAAGCTTGCCAGCCTTGCCTACGAATGGCTCGCCTAACTTGTCCTCTATTTCACCTGGCGCCTCACCCACGATCAATATATCAGGCTCGTCTGAGCCAGATGGCTCCATGAACGGCGAGGAGCATCCCTTCCACAAGCCACAGGACAGACAAGTCGGATTTGTTTCAGAAGGCTTCATGATATGTAGGTAACACAGTTACATGGAATATGCAAAGGAATTGACGCAGCTTGAATGAACATGCCTAACTGGTATAATCGCTAGGATGATTAGTGATACAAGCAATCCTAACGACGTGCCACACAGCAGTCCAAGCAAGAATTTATGCTTCATGACCAAGGAAATCGTGTTCGCTTTCTTGGTTTGAATCTTGTTCCCATTGGATATTAAGGTCAGATTCAAAGATAAAGTGACGTCCGCAGTCATCTGTACGCCAATCCAGATATTTCAGCTGTGTAGTTACGTAACCATCAATTGGCAATACCGTTAATTTGTGTCCTGAAATGACAATGGTTGGTAATTCATCCTCATAAATCTTATTATCGTGCTCGACCTTGTCGGCATCGACGATTTTGTGAATGACTCCCTCTTCATCAGTCACGGCTAATGGCAATTGCTTACCACGATAATACTTGCCGTAGTTCTTATCAAAGCCTAAGCCAACCCATTCTTCCTTAGTATACACATGCCCATCAACCCGATAAACGAGTTTATCTTCCTTAACGTCTGATTGACCGTCCATCCACAATCTGAGAAGCAAGCCATATCCCACGATGTCAGTCAACGTATCGCCAATCTTCTCTTCGGCAACCAAAGCCTGACGACCGTCAGCTAAAGTCTCAACACGCAGCAGCTTATCGTTTTCACGAATTAAGCCAGTAAACATGCCGTAGCGCTGCCAAGCGTCGCTGTAGTCTTGGTTCTTCTTGACGACGGTATTGATGATGGACTCGCAAATGGCTTCGATTTCAGCCTTCAGGCTTTCAGGCACTTCCAGACTATGCTTGAAGACGTATTCGGTGATGATGGCTTCAGAAGCTGTCTTCAAGGCATCGTACGTAACTTTTACTTTTTTGTCCATATAGCCTCCTTCTTATCTTCCCTAATGCTCCACAATAGCCAGAAGTAGTTTGGCGCCACGATGTTTCGATGAATGACTGGAACGCCTTGATAGGTATCTCCAGGCAGCATGTCTTCGCGCACCAGGATAGCCTTGGGATCGATATCGTATGACGTACGATAATCCCTTAGGCACTCATCGACGTCCTGTTCGAACGTCCTAGTCTTGCTCGGCAAATGCAGAATCATTCTACCTTCCATGCTATACTAAACTTGCAGTTAAAACTTTCCAACTATATTGATGCTGTGAAGCAAGGTGATGCCTTTGTCTTCATCCAATATGCTTGCCACCTGAGCTACCGGATCCTTCTTATGCTTGATAAGCCTTATGGTCACCCCCACCTCAGCAAAGTTCGTGTCAAGCTTCTGACAGCTATTGAAGGTACTCATGGTATTGGCAGGATTCAATTCCTTATCATTGCCTTTATCCAACCGTCGCTGCTTAACACGCTCAAGGCATACTTCCAGTGGAGTATCCATCCTGGCTATCACCATAGGAATGCCAATCTTCTTCATCTCCTGCATCAGCGAATAATATCGCATGAATGAATGACTGATAAGCAAGCCTTCGAATATGACGTGCCCAAACTGACTAAAGTAACGCACACGGTTACACACCTCGTCCTGCGTGTGAATGGTATCGCATCCACCGCAAACGTTATCATACTTGCCAATGAAGTAAACCGGCACCATGTTGTAGAATGCCACGTGTGCCATGATCTTACCGTCATCCATGACCTGCATATCAGGCTTATTGGCTTCCATGAACGACCTTACAGTGTAAGTCTTGCCCGAACCACTGGTGCCACGCACGTTTAGGATCACTGATCAACTCCTATCTTACTAAACTTGTATTTCAAGTTCGTCTAACAAATCGCAAAAAGTTTGGTTGGCTAAGGCTCCCGGTCGTTTGGCTTGGATAAATTCCTTAGCTTGCTTGCCTGACATGCCAGTCAGTATCATAAGCGTTATGGCATTCAATAAACCTGATCTATTCCTGCCAGCATGACAATGTGTAAGCACCACTTCACCTTTGCTTATCAGCCGTGCCAAATCCTGTGCGTGCTGCTCATATAACTCAAAGTCAGGATACTTGCCATCCGGCATAGGCCAATCAAGATATTTACTAACATGCTGTTCTATACGCTTATCCTTAGGACTCCATAAATTAGCTACGACTGTAACGTCCAGATCGTCTAGTGCCTCAAAGGCATCAGTGAACTCCAAGCCAACCGTCGTACGACTTTGGTAAAGCTTGCCTGGAATGATGACATATATCCTCATACCATACAAAACTTGCCAGTCGGAATTGATAAGTCCATGCTATTCTTGTAGTCGTACAGGCTATCGCTCCACATGTAGCCATAGTCATAAAGCACGGTGCCTAGCTCCTTGCGTACGCTATCCCACCCATTTAGCTCACCTAATGCCCAATGTGGGAATATCTCAGCACGTGCCTTCAGCATTTGGAAGTCATGATCCCAATAGGCACTCAACTTCTTCAGGTATGTAATCTCCGAGTCCTGAGACCTGCCAGGATACTGACGTCGTCCAAAGTAGCACTGCTTATAGTCACACAAGAAGACTTCCATCTTATACATATCAAGATTGACGCCATTATCATTCATGGTCGCAAGCAAGTCAGCAGCCAAGCTGTTGATAGTTTTCAAGTTAGCCTTGGTATCCGGTCCTAACAGGATTTCCTTATGCTCGGGATATAGGAATGATAGCATTGTTCGTGGCGACCATCCTCCAACTGGACGTATGTCAGGCAGGTTGATAAGCATATCGCAATAGCGAGTCATAAACTCCAGAAGCTTAAATCCTGAATATCTTCCAAGGAATTTCACTGACTTTTGTGAATGCTCCCACAAGGCCTCATAATTTGCTTCAGGAGTTTCATAATTGTTGTAATACCTGCTTCCAGGCAAGGTTTGGATCCATTCGGCATAGTTCTTAAGATAGAACGCCATATTAGCCGGCACACGAACGCATTTGCGTTCAGTACGAGTGGCGATACCTTGCCAATTATCTGTAAGCCATGACGTCAGATCTTGGATGGATATCTTGAGCATCTCCTTGTGCGGAAAGGCAGTCCATAGTAGTTCAGCTGTCGGAACGTTATATACACCAACATATACGCCAGCGTGCCATAAGCGTTCCATCTCTGGCAAGTCTCTGCTCATATAGCCAGCTAAAGTCATATGCGAGTCAGGACCACCTGCCAGCATATCATAACGACAGAAGTCAGCATAGTTCTGCCAATGCTGATCGGTGGTTAGCTTATCAACCGTCTCAAGATTACGATGAGGCATTAGTCTTCCTACACACGTAAGCCACGTCTTCAGAATATTCAGGATAAGGAGTGGCAAGCACAATCCTAAGCCAGTTGGGACCAAAGCCATCGGTATAGGCTTTGATAAGCTCTTCTGATATTCTGCCATGCTCCTTCTGTGCTTTAGCAAGCTGACGCATGCCTATGAAGATGCCATAGGTGTACTCAACCGTCCAGTTCTTGCTAAGCATGTCTACCAGTTCTTGGTAAGCATACTCATAGCGATGCCATTTCTCCATCTTACGTACGTCACTGTTTGGCGTAGTGACGTACAGCACTGCATCATCGTCCATCACCCTGTTAATCTCGGCTATGAATGGAGCATGATACTTGATGTCAAAATGTTCGATAGCCTCCATGAACAGCACCACGTCGAATGACTTGTCTTCGAATGGAATTTCAGGAGTGACGGTAAAGTCTTGCTGAATGAACTCATAGCCGATGGCCTGTTCAAGTTTCTTGCCAACCGGACAGACTTGTGGCTCAATATCCATGCCGATATAGGCTGTCAACAGTGCGGACTTGCTTACCCAAAACGTGCTTGTAAGCACCCTCAAGTCCCACATCTCTCCGCAACCAAGGTTAAGCACTCGGATAGGACGATCAAGGTGATGAAACTGCTCGATCATGAGCTGAGCAGCCTTCTCATAATGACTGATGTGAGCCAGATACTGAGTATCGAAGTCACCAGTCTCGGCAGCCTTACCAACAGGTCGCCTTACCACGCCAGAGTCGTTTACATTTTCGTACGTTAGTTGTTTAGCCATGTTGGTTACCTACCTAATCCCATACGATTCCCACAATTCATCGTCAATGAACCTTTCAACCTTATCCCGGCAAATGTCATCGCTCCACTGAACAGGCGGAGTTTTAAAGAAAAAGCTGCAAGGTTCTACAATAGCACCTGATAAGCCTCTGTCCAAAGCAATCTTGGCACAACGAACAGCGTCGATAATTACTCCGGCCGAATTAGGAGAATCCCATACTTCGATCTTAGCTTCGATTTTGATCGGAACATTCCCAAAGGTAGTTCCCTCCATAACTATGTAGCAATATTTGCGATCAGTCAGCCAGGGCACATAGTCCGACGGACCCACGTGCACGTCCTTTGGATCCAACTGATAGGGCAGCATGCTTGTGACGGCACCAGTTTTGGAAATCTTCTTAGACTCCAAGCGTTCACGCTCCAGCATGTTCATGAAATCCGTATTGCCGCCAAAGTTTAGCTGATAGGTTCGATCAAGATGCACGCCACGGTCAACGAATAGACTGGCAAGCACCCGATGAACGATAGTTGCGCCAACCTGGCTCTTGATGTCGTCACCAAGCACCGGCAATCCTCGATCAGCGAAACGTTTCTGCCAATAAGGCTGCGAGGCTATGAACACCGGGATTGCATTAACCATTGCGCAGCCGGCATCCAGGATTTGCTCTACATACCACTTTGTAGCCTCCTCAGAGCCCACAGGGAGGTAGTTTATGACCACGTCAGTATTTGTATCCTTTAATAGCTTTACGATGTCCACAGTCTCGCCTGGAGCCACTGTGAGAACTTCTGACAGGTATTTCCCAACGCCATCGTGCCGCATGCCTCGCATGACTGGTACGTTCAAATACGGAACCTCGCTGAACTTGATGGTATTGTTTGGATAAGCAAAGATTGCCTCTGACAAATCCCGGCCGACTTTATCGGCAGTGATGTCTATCGCTGCGCTAAAAGTTATGTCCTGTACTCGATACTTGCCTAACTTGCTATGCATCAATCCAGGAATATTGTCCTCGTCTTTGGCGTTCTGATAAAACTGAACACCCATAACAAGGCTGGCAGCACAATTACCAACTCCTATAATTGCAACCCTCACTTTATCTGACATTAGTTTTCTCCTTTGTAAATATATTTCCTTCTAGACTTGCCTTCGTGCAATCTAACACGCTCCATTTTGTCCCACTCGCAAAGTGTATGTTCGCAATCCCTCATCTCAAACTCAGGCATGTAAGGTGCCAAATACTTGGGACTTACTGTCATTAGGAATTGCATCAAATCGAGACATTCCTGCGTATTACGTACGACATACTGACTGTGATGCGTTACGGTCTTACCAATAATCCTGCCTAATCCACGACGGCATCCTGGTCCAGGATTTGCCCAGGTCATGATGTCAGAAGCCTTATTAAGAAAGTGCGTATGTCTCAAGTCTGTAATGATCTCATAGGCCACAAAATTACCAATGCCGGGAGCATGCAATGCCAATCTGTTAAAAGCTTCCTCAAGTGTACTTCCAGGTAAAGGCATCAAATCAGCAATATGGTTCCAAACATATGGAAATGTGATGCCAAATTGCTGATGTACCTTAGATTTCGAGCACACGCCATTCTCACGGATCGAGCCTGTAACCATATATGCTCCAGTGAATATGTGCACACCTTGATCAGCCAAATGCTGCATCTGTTCTTCGTACTGAAAGGCAGAAAATGTGCCATAATCATAGATATATCCAAGACGCTCAGCCGTGCTGATACGATTATGGCAGCGATATACAAGAATGTTAAAGAATAATAGCTCACGTTCATTGGCATGTGGCTCAATGATATTGGTTGTAAGCCACTGCGTGCCTTTGTCCAATTGACGATAGCAATTTGTGAAAAAGTAATCCCGCAAGATAGGGTTGCTTGTCCACGGCCATTCCTCACCACGCTGTCGTCGCAAGAATATGGCATGACGCTCATTAGCAAAGTCAAAGAAACGCTTGATGTTCTCTTCTGGAATATCCATGATTGTCCTTATCAAGGAAGTGCCTCCCAATGACGAGAGGCACTTTCAGTCACGATAGTTACCTGTTACCCTCTGACGGCAGCACGTTTCTTGGGATCCATGTACTCAGGCTTGTACTTCTTGATGCCTAACTTCTCAAGGTAAGCCGCGGTCATGCGCATGGCATCCATCTTGACATTCTTGTCTTCTTTCCAGGTTGTGCCAGCTTTCTTGGCACGACGTTTGCGCTCATCATAGGTCAGGTTATTCCACTCGTCGTAGAACTTGGTGTACTGAGGATTCAGCACTTCAGCAAAGTAAGCCTTGCCGTTGCCCAGCTTCAAGCCATTGCTCTTCTCTACGGCAGCAGCCTGGATATTGGTTGAAGTGAACTGCCACTTGCCATCTTCCAGCTTGGTAACGATGATGGACGTGCCGGCAGCCAAAGCTTCAAACATCTGAGTGAACACGTCGCCAGCCACGGTCTCGTTGACGCTACGGATGCGAAACTTTTCGAGATTAGGTTCGGGCAATGGCTGAGTCTTGACGACAGGCTTTGGATCCTCTTCCTCAGGCTCTTCAGGTTCAGGATCTTCGGCAACAACTTCCTCAGGTTCCTCTTCAGGCTCTGGCTCGATTACCGGAGGTGCAGATCGGCGTCCTACCCTGGCAACAGGTTTTGGATCTTCTTCAATGTCATCGTCGTCAGGCACAGTCTTCTTGAGAGCCACACGTGCTGCCGGAGGAGGCGCCACTGGCGTACGTGCCGTAACTTTGGCAGGTGCCGCCGACAGCGTCGGTTGTGCCAACACACGTCGCCGAACCACTGGCTTATCTTCCTCTTCCTCAGGTTCGTCGTCCTGAGTTTCTTGCGGCTCGTCCTCTGGATCAGCCTCTTGCACTGGAGGTTTGGGACCGCCAAACCGTCGAACAACTCTACGTTCCATGACCATGTTATTTCCTTCCTTTCATCTGATAAGCTAATGAGATAGGTGCGCACGATGCTTCTTCAATACAAACCTGACACTCAGGCTCTTTGCCATCGTGCATCAAGCCAAAGCATTTGGGACGATTTGCGATCCTTAGCACCTTACAGGCATCCTTCACTTTACAGCGCCTGCAAGAAGGATCCCGGTCGTCTTCCAAACCGTAGCATTGAGGCAACTTAATTTCTTCTGCAACAAGTACGTCAGATTCCTTTTCGTGTATTTCGTATGTTTCCTCCTCATCATCGTCATCGACTTCAGCATTGGCTAAATTGACATCCAGAACATTTCCATCTTCATCGATCCAACCGCCAGCTACAAGGAAATCGAAGGTAGCGTCACTCACCTCCCCCAATTCAGGCACACCCTTGTCAAGCACGCCTGACATATATTCGCACAAGCCTTTGGACGTAGGATTTCCTTTAACTGGAATTTTGAGCTGATCAGCTATGCTCAATAATTCTTGTTTATCAAAATTGCGGTAAAGCGTATTAGAACTCACTTAGTACCTCCTAATTTGCGATCCTGTGGCATGATGCATGAGCCACCACGACTGAATCTGTTGGAAAATTCAGCAGTGCTAACGCAGTAATTATGGAATGGTATGCCATGTTTATCCATGTATACAACCTCATCCGGCATAAATCCTGCATGGCACTCCACACATCGATAATCTGTAGGCCCAACCCAACCAGGCATCCAAGCTGAAGGTACGCTAGTATTCATTGATAACCTCCATATAAGCCGATGAAATTTCACGAAAAGCTTGCTTAACCGTCCGCTCTGGAATAAGCATCGCTTCAGCTACGTGCCGAGGCTTGATATTGGTGTGAGGTGACGAGAACTTGCTTTCAGCACGTAGCATACTTAGCCGTAATACCATATCCAGTCTATCGCAATCACTATTCAGCATATAATCCAGCACCCGACGTGCCATTGGCTGTAAGCGTGCCTTGGTTCTCTCGACTCGCTCTTTCGAAGCGTACAGTTCCTCTGGCGTGGGAGTACAGTTATCAGTGATTTCCATGCCGCCAGCGTACTCTTTCTCAAAGCAATCGTCAGGAGCGTCGTAGGACATGGTCATGCTGATAGTGAATTTCTCGACCTTCCTGTGGGTGCCGTAAAACCTGTGAATGAGTTCAGCCACCCGATTATCCAACATCCGCTTCAGGACTGCCATAAGCTGTTCTTCCGGCAAGCAAGGGTACGCATTAATTCCCTTGATGAGTTCCAGTTGAAGCTCTGAATGCAAATCCTGACTGTTCATACAAGCGTGATCCTCATTGCAGTTATTCCATGTCAAGAACCAAACGAACTGTGCTAAACGATCTACCATACTAAACTTGTCTTCAAAGATTTTAGCGTCCATTATGCATCTCCCTATACTCTTCCATACGCCTATCATATTCCATCTTGATAATGTCATTATTATCAGCCAGTTCCTGCTTAGTGCCACCACACTTTGGGCACTGATATTCGGCAAGATCTAAATAGTGACCGGTATAGTGCCAGTCATGCCAGCCGCCAACCGGACACGTCTGCTGATCTGCCCAAGTCAATATGCCAAATAATATGGCTAATGCTACAATTAGCAGTACGATACCTGATGCATCCATCTTATATCTCCCTTAAGATTGAGCGTTTATCAACCGTGGCACCCTCTAGCCATTTGGGCGACCACGATGGATTTGCGAAAATTGTAATTCCGACTTCCATGCCTTGAAAGTACTGTCGTACGACGACCAGTACGTTAGCCGGCAGCTCGACCGTATTTCCCTCAATGAGATTGATCCAAGGTGCCGGAGCGTGCAGTGCCACTACCTTGCCGGTCACGTGCACAAACTTGTACTCATTCTTGGTTCCCCCTGCCCAATTCGTGTCGTAGAACGTGATGCGGTCAGCAAACTGTAGCTTAAACTTTCGTCCGTGGTACTCAGGAAAGGTAAGCTTCACTATAGGACGTGCTTGCTTGGTAGTCAGTTGGATTGCGTTCATTTGTCGTAGCCTTCCAGTTTGTGACTGCCTTCAGCATCAATGACAATTGGATAATAAGCTGTAAGGTCGCCTGGAACTAGGGCATCCACAATCTTATTGAAGCGACGTTTGGCGGCAGCTGCCTTTGCCTTAATCTTACGCTCTTCCTTCTCGTACGATGTTGACGTTTCACTTTCCCACCAACATTCATATTTGGCAGCTTCATCACACTTCGCAGCATAAAGCTGCTTGATCCTATCGACAGATTCTACAATTTTCATAGTCATCTCATATCTCCCTTACGAAACGTAAATAAGTTCTGAAAGCGTACGAGTCAGTGCCACGTACTCAATATTGCGCTCTTGCTGTACTTCCCAATCCTTCTTAGCACTCTTATGAGGCATAAGCTCAGGATGAAGCAAATATACTTTCTCTGCCTCAAGACCTTTGGCACGATGCACGCTGCTAAAAACCACCCCTGCCTGATCATCAGAGAAGATGGTCTCAATCCGGTCCTCAAGCTCAACAATCGTGTCAATCCCATCCGATAAGGCTATGATGGTATCAACCTTATCCTCAAGGCTTTGCGCCTGGTTGTTCTTCTCAGCAGCCTGTAACTTAGCCATTTCCTTGACCTTGTACTCAGTCAGTTTGGTAATCAGGTCCTGAAGGCTATTCACACGCATCTTGCGTACCAGGCTCAGAAGGTTGGATCCGATGTCACGACCACGAATGATGGCCTTCACTCCACGACGAATGAGAGCGAATGCTGGCTCAACTAGAGGAGCATTGCATCGGCACAGTACCATATCCCCTGCCTTGTACTCAATCAAGGCCTCTGAGGCATGAATGTAACGGATGACGCCATCCTTAGCCCAATCGGCAGCCTGTAACGGGATCTCAGGGAATTTTTGGTTAACCAGTTCAACAACCAGTTTGGGATTGCGATAGGTTATTGAAAGAGGAAGGACATCAGCCTCTAGTGACTCGATAAGGTTAGGTATAGCATTGACGTCCGCTCCACGAAAACCATAAAGGGACTGATGCCGGTCGCCTACCGCCACGATCCTGCCATTTTCCTTGATTGATTTGAGTGCTAAAGCAATCTGCACCTTGTTGGTATCCTGAGCTTCATCAATGAACAGAAAGTCGTACTGTTTCATGGGAAGGCTCTGAGCTACCGGCATCCAGCACATATCATCGTAATCGATGACGGCAGTCATGGATCCGCTCATGCCAACCACTTTAGCAACCGTGCTGAATATCAGCTCGCTATCACCATTCAGCTCAATCCCATAATGATCGGCCATGTCAAGCAGTTCGGACACGGACGTCCCGGTCAGGTTGGCTTTGACTAACGATACCAACTGCTTGATGGTTGAGAAGATCGGCTTATAGACGTACTTATCCATAATGCTGGAAAGGATATTATCAACCTTGTTTTCGTCAACACGGACGTCACCGAAAGCCTGACGTACTGACGAGTATCCCAGGCTATGATAGGTGCTTACCTTCACGTGCGAAGGAGCACGCTTAGCAAGTTCTGTAGCGATATGCTTGTTGAAAGCCACGAATAGGACGTCTTGGTTAGTAGGCACCAGTTTGAGCATCTCGACGCCAGTGGTGGTTTTGCCAGAGCCAGCTAAAGCCTCAACGATCAGTGACCGGGACTCGCTCGTAGCCACCCATTTGGTTACCCAATCAAAGATGGCTTGCTGATACTCAGAAGGCTTGAAAACCTTGGCAGGAGCCATAGGCAGATCAGGCTGAACGACTTCAGCGATATTGCGAGTGCCACGGCAGTTTGGATATTTTGGGCATCCCCAGAACAGTCCCTTATAGCCGTTACGCTTGACCATCGGAGTTCCGCACTGCGGACAGTTAGGCACGGCATCCTGCTCACGTTGCTGCTTAGCCCATTGCTTGGACGTAAAGTTATCGTCAAGGTTTTCACGCACGCTCTCAGACAGAATGTTCATGGTATAATCACAATTTGGATAGCGACTGCATCCCCAGAATTCGCCTTTAGCACTGGCTCGTTTCTTCATGGGTGCTCCGCACTTAACGCATAAGGGAATGGCTTTGGCAATATCCAAAGTTTCGTTCAAGACCTCGGTCAAGCGACGTTCCCAGCCGGCAACCCTGGTTACATACTTCTGAGTTTTCTCGGCAAGAGGCTTGTTCTCGCCCATAATCCAAAGTCTGATCGAGTTTTGCCCAGCACCATCCGCAAAACCATCGCGTCCTATCGAACTTGCGATCTCAACCGTGATCTCAGCGTGCTCACTCTTACGAACAAGAATATGATACCGCAGCTCACTGCCACGGTATCCATCATTCTCAAATGCCAGTCCTTGCTTATCCAAAGCCTGAGCAAGAACCTCTTCAAATTCTTCGTGACTGAAACGAATTGTGGTCATCATGCCCTCCCTAGGCAAGTCAGACAAATTAAAGCCACAAGGCTATGTTGGACTTGACATCAGAATACAACTTGCTACCTTCCACAAACTTCCTGGTAGTCATGTCAGCAAATGTCAGCACAATTTCACCACCAGGTTCAGCGCTGACGATCTCGTAGCATATAACTTCCTTGCCAGCGAAATGATACGGATCCGAAAATGTTGGTTCAGTTTTATTGGTTTTCATTTTTGCGCTCCCTAAGCTGTAAAAGTCTCCCTGAAGGCAACGCTGCCCTCTAATAATAGTATACTTCAATACATTCAAAAAGTAAAGGGTCAATATGACGAAAACCACGACGAACCTATGGGAAGGCACGTCAGTTACTACGGTTTAAGCCTAACTGTCGATCAGTATTTTGCCAGTCAGCAAAGATGACGATGTCAGGAACCGTAACGCACAGCACGTCGATCGGAGGGATTACCGCAAAGCCATCCACGACGACGGTAAACACACTTGTGTTACCTACCGCCACGGTCGCCTCATCAAGCTGGCTCAGTATCAAGGTATTCCACAGTCTTATTTTCACTTCAATCCATCTTACTGCGCATCTTGTCAAATTTGCTATACAGTTTGCGCAACCTGTAAGCTCTGCTAGATATTCGATTAGGAAATAAAATACTCATTAGCCATGCAATCATACCTACCTCCAATATCATCGCAACCTGGGCACGCAAATGCCATAAGGCAATATACCTTCAACCAATTGATACATGCCGGTCGCAATATCGTTATTGACGTATTTCTGAGCAGCCGCTAATCCTTCACTAGCTTTGGGGTAGAACATTGTAATTACCGTCTCTACACCAACTGCATGAGTAAAGATTTTGAATGCCAGCTTTTTCGTTTTGAAGTCAATACATATCTTCATGTATTGACCTAATCTCACAGACCACAACGTAGCTGGATTACATGTTTCTAGCTGATCTCTGACTTGTTGCCATTCAGGATGTAACATGGAGTGCTGAGTATAAATCACCTTTACCGCCGATGGAGCAGCTGGAGGCAACGTAACAGGAGGCATATGTTGAACAGCCAAAAGTATCATGCCCGCTAATACCGCCAGGAAAAGCATCCCCAATCCAGTAACTTTAGCTGTTGCTTCCATTTTTGGCCTCCCACGCTTCAGCAGCCGCCACATACTCTTCATCATTGGCAAACACCATAGCAGGGTGTTCCCTGGCAAATTCAGCACTCTGCCATGCCCTGTACATCAGTTGTATCTCAAACAGTGCCTCTTCCAAGTGGTGTTTTACGCCTCCAGCAGCATCCTGCACCAACTTGCTCATATCTCCTGTCACAGCCACATACTCAATAACCTGTACTGCGGCATCTATCTCACTTAATATCGAAAGGTATGGTGCAAGCTGCCCTTCAGTAGGCATCAATGTAACCGTAGTGCCCGCACTCGTGTCTTCAATGCTTATGTCGTTCATGTGATCCTCCCATAATCATCATAAACTCCCTTAGAAGCAAGCGCTTCATAAATCAATTATACTCCTAAATTACGAAAATTACGCATCAGTTTTAGCTTTGGACCGAATAGAATTCAACCATCGCTCGATCGCATCAAGCGATTGATATCCTGTTAGCTTGCCAGCATGCTCAACCAGGAACAACCGTGTTCCCTCTTTAGTTGTCTGACGATCAGGAAACATTCGTGCCCCAATCTGCTGACATCGACGCATTAACTGACGCTTACCAAGACGCTTAGTTCTAGCTTTCATATTATACCTTAGGAAGCATTATGCCTTGTTGATACTGATATTTACCGTGCTTGTCCTGATAGCTGATGTCGCATACGTCATCAGCTTCCAAGAACAGCACCTGCGCGATTCCCTCATCTGCATATATCTTGGCTGGCAGAGGAGTCGTATTCGACAACTCAATAGTTACGTGCCCTTCCCACTCAGGCTCAAATGCAGTGACATTAGCCACGATACCGCAACGTGCATACGTGCTTTTACCAAGGCATATGCATAGCACACCACGAGGGATACGAAAATACTCCAACGATCGTGCCAATGCAAATGAATTAGGAGGAATGATGACAAAGTCTGCCACGCAATATTCGTGGAATTGCGGTGGCACTATAGCCTTTGGATCCACGATATCAGGCCATAAATTGGTATACACTTTGAATTCGTTAGCCACTCGCATATCATAGCCATATGACGACACGCCATAGCTAATCACACGTTCGCCCATAGGAAATTGTGGATCGTTATGCGTGACGCTAACCTGATGATCAATGAATGGCTCGATCATGCCTTTTCGTGCTTGCTCAATTATCCAACGGTCGTTTTTAAGTCCCACGAGTTTATCCTCCATCATACTAAACTTGTCATCAATATTATTGCATCATCAGCATCAGTTTGGTACGTGTGTCGTACGTCATTTCCGTAAATTCTCCTTTAGGATCCGCTGGATCTCCTACGCTATAGTTCCATATCAGTACACGTCTTCCATTGCGATATAAAGCATCAGCCAATTTCTGCATGCTTACAAATGCTCTAGGTTCCAAGGCTATCACAAACGTTGCCACGTCACTGGCTAAGATGCGCTCTAAGCGTTCCTTGGTCGCTTCTTTGCTTATTAAGGCCATAGCATTATTCCCTACCGCCATTGCGCTGATGGCTCCCTCGCATATAACGACCTCATCATATAATTGCATAGCTTCAGCGTTAAAAATTAGCTCCCTAGCCGGCACGACTGGATTGAGGTATTTGGGAGCCATCCAATGCGTTATGGTACGTGCTTGCCAGTATCCCTTTTCGATAGGAATTATCACACGCAATGCTATGCTGGCAGCGTATCCTAAATCATGCTTGTCCCACATCTCTTCTTTGATGCCACGTCGTCGCATGTACTTTACATAAGGCGATGCTGCAAACGAGTCATCGTGGTAAAGCCTATGGAAATCCTCTGGCAAATATGACAGTTTAGCTTTATGTACCTTGGTAACAGTCAGTAATTCACTGACGTCCTTAAACTTAGCCAACTTAGGCACAGAGTATAACTCTGACATTGCCGCATAGTAAGGCAAACCTGTTATGTCCATTACCAGTTTGATCCAAGATCCGGCATAGTCGCATCTATAGCAGTGTGCCACATGCTTGACGATTGATACGTTCAAGTGTCCCTTTATATCAGTAGACTGCAAGCGTTTCGTGCAGAACGGACAGTTAATGTGATAATCATTACCAACCAACTTTGCTTCAGGAAAATGCCTATTGATAAAGTCATCGATCTGAATCACTTTACTTCCTCCTCGTCTATGTGTTTTTCAACATACCCAGTGCTGACAATTGCTTGAGACGCTCCGTAAAACTTGCACTGAATGAGCGGAACTTTCTTGGATCCGTCCCGTATCTTAGCCATAAACAATCGGCACTGATCAGATTCCAGTTCTTCTCGTGTTTGACACATGGCCACAAGCACGTCGCAGATGGCAGCCTTACCTATATCTTCAGCCAAATCTGCCATCGTGACAATTTCCTTATTGAGTGCCCCACGAGTGGTTTGTGATGCCGTCCATATTGGACAGTATCTGAATGATAAGGCACGTAAATTCTCGTAGTTTGCAGATAGTTCGAACCTACGATCTGTATAGCGCTGAGAAGGCTTGATAAGATCGGCATAATCATCTATAATCAGGCCTGGCTCAAATCCTTCAGCTATCAGCCTATCAAGATGACTTTGTAGTTGCTCTATGGTCATCCGCTCAGCACCACCAATAATGCGTATCCTACCAGGCATCAGTTTCCTGGCTGCCTCTACTAATTCATCCTCGTAGGCATTCAGGTCATCATCACGATGCGGAAATCTGAACGTCATCCTGGCGGCATAGCGCTTTGCTACCTGAGCCACACTCATCTCGTGTGTAAAATGCACGACATTCTTGCCTGAACCTATGGATGCCGCTCCAAAGCCTATGTTTATCAAAGCCATGGACTTACCAACATTCATGCCGGCTAACACTACTCCAAGCTCGCCTTGGTTAAGTCCTCCATCAAGCACTTCATCAAGATGCGTTATGCCTGTCCTTACCTTATCACTCCAGTAATCATAAAGCCACTTCTCTACGTCCGCTATGGGATCAATGCCTGGCGACATAATGTTATCGCCAACTTTCATGGCTTCCTCAAGCCGATGCCTTGCGGATGCTAGGTCTCCCTTATTGATGTCGTCAACCGACTCGAGAATTGCTGCTTTAGCTGCCTGTTCCTTAGCAAACTTGATAACCTGATCAGCAGCCAGTTCGAGATTGCCTTCCTCCTGCATATCGTAAATCGTATCAATTGTCTGACCGTACTGCATGCCTACAAGCATAGTCAGATCGTCAGAATCAATAGGAGATTTGCCATAAGCTGTCCTGTAATCAATGATAGCCTTGGCAATCTCTATTTCATCGTCCTGCTCGAAATAGTATGGTTCAATAAGGCTCGAACCATAAAGAGCCATCCATGCGTTATCAAGCATTAACGCAAGGATCTTCAGTCTGAACTTTCTCTCGAAGGAATAGGTCATTGTATCAACGTCACCAATTCACTATATGACCTGGCTTGTTGGATGCCATATTCCTTACACAACGTTGTCAAGGACTCGTGCACAAGATGACGCCTAACTTCACAAATTGGCTGCTTATGATACATCTGCAACCAGTCTTTGTTTAGCATAGGTTGGATAGACGTCACTGACTGGCTGAAACGCACGTCCTTGCCAGAAAGCCTGTCGGCAATATAGGATCGTGCTGCCAATAGCTCGCTATACAGAAGTATGGCAAAGCTATCTTCCTCAACAGTTTGGATCTTGACAGACTCTGACTCGTGAATCTTGACATAGCGCTCTAGTGCCCACTTGCCGCAGAACACGCTTGCCGGTATGAAGCCTAAATTCTTATCCTTAGCCCACTTCTGTAAGGACTTTACTATGGTATAAGCATAATCTTTTGAGTCGTAGCCGGCATTGCGCAGATCATCTTCGAATACGGCAAATAGCGACCAGGATTTCTTTGGCAAATGCACAGGCTTGCCGAATATCTTCTTGTGAGCGTTAGCGTACAGTGTGTATAACTGTGGCTCAACGTCAATCAATAAGTACGGTGTCGAATCCCTCTTTGACATAGGTGTCAATCCTTTCGTTGCTATGATCAAGCAAGAATTTATTTGTATCGTCGATGAAGTCTAATATCTTTAGCGTATTCGTACCTTCTTTACGTCGCATGCCTCTGCCTATACGCTGAAGTAGTTTGATATGAGACTTGCCTCCGGCAGCCAGGATTACCGTATCCACTCCTGGCACGTCAATGCCTTCATCAAATATAGGTGACGCTATGTAGATGCCAGCCTTGGATCGCATATCGGCAATAACCGACTGCCTATACTCTGTCGTGTCGTTACCGTGTACAAATATAGAGCCAGCAATCATTTCCTGTAAACGCTTGCCATGATCCAACCTGTTGACGAGTATAAGCGTGCTTCCAAAATTTAGCTTGGCATAAGATGCTATGAATGCATTACGCTTGTCACTTTCAACCACGAGCTGATTATAGGCATCCTGATATTCAGTATCCCAATCAGTCCGCTTACGTGACTCGATAGTCTTAATATAAACAGTAGGCTTAGCACTATAGCCCTGCTCAATCAAGTAAGCATTGGATAGGTCATAGATGACGTCACCTGTCGTAGCAAGCAATTTCATATCGGCAAGCATATCATAACGCAATGGTGTTCCTGACACACCAAATCTGTAAGGTCCTGGA